CTTGTTGCATTTTCAATATCTGTAAGCATATTAACCCCTGCCGTTGTTACTGGCATTATCGGGAACGTATCAATATTTTGAGCGTCTAAACAATGCAGATTAACGTTTACATCGGGTATATTAACCGACATCGGAACTATACCTATAAAATCATTCTTATCAATTAACTGGGACATCGGGTAAAGTTTGTTTGTTATCGGGTGCAAGTCCAACTAATGCGCGTATCTCGTCCTTACTAAGTGATTCAAGAACCTTATTAGCAACTAAAGGACTAAGTGAACTCAAAGCCTTGATAGTTTTTTCACTTTCAACAGGTGCGGAAGTTTCAATAGGCTCTAATCCTAAGAATTTATTACGTCTTTCATCCTGTGTCATATCCTGAAATAATGCAGGGTCAACGTAAGTGATAGGTGTGTATTCAGAAATAGTCCAATCACCCAACGGAAACAACTTTTCAAAAGCCTCCGTTATCATTCTTTGAGCCGAATTAACTACTCTATTCAACTCAAGCGAAGCGTTAGCCATGCTTTGAGTATTACCCAAAACGGAAGCATCTGCATAGCCTAACAAAACAGGGTGAACGCCAAACAATCTACAAACTGCCCTATCAATTACATCCCTTTTAGCGTTTGAACTGTCTAAGATACTTTTAATGTCAAGCGTTTGTAATACTGGAACTTCCTCTTTACTCTTTGCGAAGTTTAGCATTGCTTTAAACCTACCACTTAAACCTTCACTATTTTTTACCTGACCTGTAAACTGCTTAAAATCTTCGTGAACGTAATCGAGTTCAGTCATTCCGCTATCATCCTTAGTGGTATCGTCAATATCTCCACATACCGTTATCATCATAGACGGCATAAACCCGTTTAACGCCAACTCCAAATCCATTTTACTAATCTCCGCGCTTGTTCTTATGTCCTCTATTTGTGCGTAGTAATCGGGAATAGGGTAGTAAGCATTATCAGCCGTTTCTTTGAACACATAAAGGACTTCGCCATCTTTGTATTCAGGCTTAGTTAATAGGTTAGTTGGTAATACTTCACCAAAGTATTTAGGATAAGTCTTTGACTGTCCTTTGTCATACTTCGGCTGTCCGTATGTTAGATTTACTTCAACAAAGTTTAAATCTGTTTTCTGTCTTACACATTGGAAAGGGATATTCTTTACACTCGCTATCTCACCTTTTGCATTACGTGAAATATGTAAAGCAAAACCGTTAAAGAACGCTGCGTAATTAGCTATTTCCGCTAATAACTTATCAGCCGTTTGTTTTGGGTTTAATTTCTTATCTGCTAAAGTTCTATCAACAAATCCATCGGAAGCAATATACTCGCTTACCTTACTTACTGCCCTGCGAGCAACTCCGCTATCTGATATGTATTTCAGTAATCGGTTAGGCAAAAGATTATCAACTCCGTATTTGAATATACCAATCGAAGTATCTTTTATTTCAGGTGTAAACAAGGCTACAAACCCCGATACTAAACCTCTCGCCCTCTTTAATTTACTCATTGCTTAAATCTTTATAACTAACTTCTTTATTCAAAATATAACTATATCCGTCACGATGTTTAACTAAGTTCCTTTTCGTCTTATAAACGCTTTTAAACGCTCTCGACATACTCCAATCAGCCAACTTATCTTCTTTTGATAATTCATGAATAAGGCTATCAATAAATAAATGATTAACGATGTAACCATAAGTTCCTGTAATGCCTTTTATCTTCATTAAACTATCACTATAATTCTCACGTTCACCAACTATCCTACCGCCTAACCATAAGGCTTGAAAATCATTTGGCAACTCTCCCAACACTTTCTTTAATTCAACATCGAAGTTTTCGCATAATTGAAAATCATCTTCGAGTATTAAAGTCAACTCACTATCAGTTTTTAAAAGAACGTTCAAATGTGATTTGAGGCAGCCGAGTTCAGATGTAGTTAGAGTTCCCCGCCCTTTCTCACTTACCTCGACCGCTTCAAATCTTTCTATGTCAATTTCGGTTTTCTGCCTCTCTTCTTCGCAGTTGGCTTTTCTATCAACGGCTCTTTTGAGATTGATGTAATACCCTCTGATTCCTTTTTTACAATCCCCTCTAAACTTCCTTTTAACTCCCCCATGCTTTGACCTCCAGCAAATTCTACTAAGTGCGCGTATTTAGGTATATTAGATAATGTTTCGCCATACTCATCGGTGAAATTCTTTTTACCTATTTCAACCGCTTTACCTTGAAACTTAATCTTTGCCGTTCTATCTCCGCCTATCCATTTGTAATTTCCGTTCATGATTTGTCTTTGTTTTTTTTCTGAAATTGTTTTTAAATGTCTTACTCCATCTTCGATACACCCTCCGCAACTTATTCTTAATTCGCGCCCGAACACTTCCTTGTAAAAAAAAGAGAGAAGCGTTGTTTCACTTCTCTCCCTTTCGTTCAAATATGTTTTAAGCCTTTCGAGAAGTTCGGGAGAAACTTCTTTAGCCATTATACAAGTGCGTTTAGATAAGCAACATCATCTGCTAATGTAGCGCCCGTTTTAAGCACTTTTGGCAATCCGTCTTGCTGACCGCTTAATGTTACTGTGATAGCGGTAGAATCGTTTAACGCTGCGCCAGTTCCACCTGTTAAAGCAGAAGCATTCAAAGCAGTATCATATCCCCAAATTTCAATCTGTCCTCCTTCGGTTTCAACAAATACTACCACATCTTCGGCAGTAAACAAATCGTTAATCGCTCCGCGCTCATCAGGTGTAAAGTAGAACAATACAAGGTTTAAATTCTGATTGATAGTGTTAGTGTTCTCACCTACCTGACCTTCAAATGTTCCGTTGTTCTTTAGCTTCTTACCCTCGAAAGTGTATAGAACGTTTGCAGGGGAAGCACTTGTAAGCGTAACCGCGTCAACATATCCGTCAACATCTTCAGTGAACGTCATAACGTCAAAGAACCCTATCCATACTTTCTTTTTAACTCCGCCTTTCTTTTTCTTAGCCTCACAACTTGGGTCAAGTGATGTGAGTAATGTGCTGCAATCTGCCATGTCTTTTTATTTTATGCGTTTAAAAAATGGCGGGAGAATTAACCCCCGCCTTATTTCATTTAGAATCCTGCGATTACGTTCAAATCTCCGTAACCGTATTGGTAATCAATCATTGCAGAAGCAGGACTATAAACCATGTCATCTTTCTTTTCGTAGAAAGGCTCAATCATTTCAAAGCCTGTTCCGTCAATCATGATGTGGTGATTACTTGGAACGGTAAGGATAATTCTGTTAGGGTTTGCAGGTGCAGCAGGTGAACCAGTCAAATCGTAAAGTGCAATTCCTCTGTCAACGTAGTTAGCATTGATAATCGGAACACCCTGATAAGTGATACCAGTAACACCATTCTGAACACTTGCACGGTCAATCAGGTTGCCTTGAACGCCTGTTGCAATTTGCAGATAACGCGCCCATGCTTCGTAAACAGTTTGAGTTACAATGAATGCCTTTTGTGAGTTCTCGAAAGTTTTCATCAGTTGGCTTTGCGCTGTGTATATTTCATACATAGTGCCTTCGATGTTGGTAAGGTTAATATCCGAATCAGATACCGCACCTACATCAACAGTTCCGTCATTCGCTGCAACACCCGCTAACAATTTAGCGTAAACACCGTCAATACCCGCTAACCAAGGAGTAGAACCGCCTGTATCAGATAAGAACAAAGCATAAAGCATATTTGTATTGAAAGCATTTGACTGCTTAGTTACGATACGGTCAACAATTTCGGGAGTAAGTTCACCTTTTCTCCATCCGTCTGGCAAGTTATCACCAAAGATAGACTTCAAAAATACGGTATAACATTGCTCGAAAGAGAAATCTAACTCAACAGGGTCAAGAGCCTTTTTAGTTATTCCTGTTCCTGTTTTGTAATCCCAACCGCAAGTAGCTTTAATGGTTGGTGAATCGGTAAATTCAGAATCGAAATAAAGTTCTTTTCCTATTTTACCAGAATGAAGCATAAACGGCAAAGCGTTTATCTTCGGGTCGTTTAAAAGTGGTTTCCAAAATAACTCATAAGCTAATGAGTTGTTGTCTGCGATTGTGGTTACTGCGTTTGCCATTTCTATTTTGTTTTTAGTGTTTTAAAATTTATTTGCTTTTTGACTTTCTAAGTTCCATAACCTGTGCCATTACACCAGTCTTTTCGGGTGTGTTGTTTTTATCAAGTGGTGCAACATCAAAAATGTTATTACCACCTGTAACAATCTTATTCTGAAAGTTTACAAACTCTGTTTGAAGTTTAGCTACGTTTGCAATTAGAGTTTCTTTCTCCGCTTTTACCGCTTGCAATTCAGCTTCTTTAGCTGCGTTGTTAGCTTCAAGTTCAGCAATCTTAGCGGCTGCAACTTCTGCCTGATTAACTTCTTCGCCTACTTCGGTTTCTTCGGTTACTACACCGTCAACAACTGTGAATAGTTTTGTGCCTACGGTATGAACTCCGTTTGGTGCAGGAGTAGTCATAGATTCATCTAAAAATACTTTACTACCTACCATCAACTCACCTTCAAAATAAATATCTACGCCCTCACTTGTTTTGGTGGTTTCGTTTACGATTTTACCTTTCAGTAAGTTCTTAAATTCATTGGTAAGATTTGCCGCTAATTCAGCGAACTCTGCTTTTAATGTTGCCATTGTGTTATCTGTTTTTTGTTTTGTAATAGGTTGAACGGCTGCCGCTATTCGATAGCGAACAAAAGCCTGTATGTCTGTGCTTATAATTTCATCTATAAAGCCTAATTCTTTAGCCTCTGTTGATGATAGAGTAGTTTCTTCTTTCATCTTTTCAGATAGAACTAATTTATCCGCGCCTGTTACTTTAGCGTAAAAATCAACTAACTTAACTTCGTTTCTTTTCAATTCCGCAGTTAGCTTTTCTAAATCATCGGCTGTATGCGCGTCTGGTGCAGATGGAATCCACAAAGGATTATGTATAAAGTATTCAGAGTTCTGAAACATTTTGCGCGAACCATTCTTACCTGCTTGAGCAATAACGGTTGCAATACTTCCACACATACCTTCAACTATTGTGTTAATAGTTAATCCTGTGTTTACTAACTTATCATGTATCGCAAAACCCTCGGTAACTAAACCGCCACCGCTATTGATGTGAACGTCTAATTCGGTTACATCGCTTGAAAGATTAGCTAAGAAATCATTTAACTTATTCATAGAGAAATTATTACTTTCTCCGAACAAGTCGAACATCTCACCTATATAGCCGTTAATGTATAAATCTGCTTTCACGAATCAAAAAACTACATTCGTTTTTTATTCAAAAGCCGTTTACTTATTTTTGCTTATATTTGTGCTAACTAAATAAACACCACATGAATTATCAAAAGGCGGGCAAATACACCGCGTTCTTAGTTATGCTTTTAGGACTTTACCTTTCAATATCATTTTGCAACTGGCAACTGAATCCGATTAAATGGGAGGTTGTTTCTAAATTGGCTTTTTGCTATCTAACTTTTATTGTTACTTCATCTGCTAAATTGAAATAATGATTCGAGAAAAACGAATAGCCTGCACCATACGCGGCACGTTGCTAAATCTATTCACTAAAGAATGCGAGAACCTCGCACTCAAAGAAGCTGAATTGATAAAGTTAGCATTAAACAGTTACCTACGTGATAAAGGAAGTAAACCGCTCGGAGTTAAAGATACTTCACCAATCCGTGAACAATGAAATCACTTACAAGTTGTTTGAATGGAATTACTGCATGAATCAGCTAATCAGAAACAACACCGTTCACTTAATTGATAACGGAGTGTTGATAGAGGTTTATTCGTGCGGTAGTAGTTTTGATGATAAGAGAAAACCAATAGAAATTTACACGCATGATACCTAAAATAATATTCAGCACATGGATAAGCGATAAGCCTATTCCCGAAAAGTATAACAAGTATATCGAATCTTGGCGTAAAGTAATGCCCGATTACGAAATAAAGATTATCACTTTCGATAACGTGAAGCTAACTCCGTTTGTTGAAAAGGCTATTGATAAAGGAAACTTCGCTTTAGCAGGTCACTACGCACGGGTGCAAGAGTTGTTTGATAACGGAGGTATTTACTTTGATATTGATATTGAAGCGGTAAAGCCTTTAGATAGTTTACTTCACAACAAATTGGTATTAGGCTTAGAAGATAGATGGATAGTAAATAACGCTGTTATATTAGCTGAGAAAGGACACCCATTTTTACAGCATTGTATGGACGTAATGGACGGTATATCATGGCTTAGTCCTAATATAGAACTGGAAACAGGCCCGCGTATGTTTACTAACTTAATGAAGTTGCACGGATGGAACGTAGGGCAACAGGGAATGTTTGGTGATATTGCAATTTTACCGCCTGTTTATTTTTACCCTTACCGCTATGACGAATACTATACTAAAGAATGTGTAAAAGAAGAAACGTTCACAGTTCACCATTGGAGTAATTCGTGGAATGACAAAGTAAGTATAGTTATCCCGTGTTACAATCAAGGGCAGTTTTTAAAGGACGCGATAGATTCGGCACTTGCACAAACGCACAAAAATATTGAGGTTATAGTAGTGAATGACGGAAGCACAGATAATGCGGCATCTGTTGCGCGTTCTTATGGGAGTAGAATAAAGTATATTGAGCAAAAAAATGCGGGATTAAGTGCGGCAAGAAATGCGGGTATAAAGGCAAGTAGCGGAGGTTGGATATTACCTTTAGATTCAGATGATAAGATTCACCCCGACTTCATTAAAAAGACAATCGGCAAGTCAGATATTGTTTCAACATTCTTACAATGTTTCGGCAATTCAAAAGACGTTTGGAAACCACGAAAGGCTAACCCTACTTATCATGACTTCTTAAAATCAAATCACATATTTTGTTGTTCGCTGTTTAAGAAAGACGTGTGGACTATTAGCGGAGGGTATGATGAAGAACAGTTTGTAAAAGGTAAGCAGGGTGTGAACGGATATGAAGACTGGTCGTATTGGATAAAAGCAACAAAGAACAATTTTAATATTACTGTTGTTCCTGAAATACTTTTCTACTATCGTAAACATGGTGAGAGTATGCACTCAAACGCTATCAAGAATCACAAAAAGATTATATCCTATATGAAAGACGTTTACGGAGTTAAAGAAGAGTTAGCACATTACTAAACCTCACTAACCCTAACACTTCTTTGCACACCTGAATTTACACGGTTGAACTCTTTAACCGATACAACTGGAGCAGGCGCGCTCAACATAGCTTCCTTAATTGCGAATGTCATTTCAGCGCGTTGCAAAGCAGATGTTGATACTTGACGCGTATCGAATCCCGCGTTACCGATTACACCACCCGCAGCCGCGTATCTTACAGGTGAACCCGTCCACGAATTACCGCCATACTTTTGATTCCACGATGATAGTTTAGCTATGTCACGTGAAGCGTCTGCTTTCATTACGAACATCTTTTCACCACGTTCAACCTCGAATGAGTTTCCATCTTCACCGTAGTATTTTGTTCCGCCTTGTGCGTGTGATTTACCACCGACATCAATAGCCTCGCCACCTAATGCGAATTTAGCTTTAGGAGTTGGAGTAGCTAACAAACTAAAAGCACCCCCAATTACAGCCGTTACCGCTCCTACCAATGTAGCGATAAAAGCAGGAATTGAAACTATTGCGGCTGGACCTGTTGAAGCACCCGATTCTGTTCCACCTGCAACAGCCGTTGCAATTGCTATCGCCTGTTGTGTAAGTATCTGAACAAATGCCAAAGCCTTTGCAAATTCAGCCCCAGCGCCCTGTGCTTCCGCTACATCGCTAACTAACTTTATTATGTTTTCTGATATACTACTCGCTGCCTGTAAAGAGGCTTTTTGATATTGAACTTTTGCTTTTTCAGCGTTTAATAAATTAGCTTGGTCGTCTTTATATAGCTTTGCTTTGGCATCGTAAAACTCTTTAAATGTAGCGTAATTACTCGCTGCAAATTCAGCGTCTATTTCTTCCTGCGTTTGCCGTGTTTTCTCCTGCAAATCAATTTGCATTGTAGCGTTTTCTTCTAACTGCTTTAATGCTGCCTGATTAAGGTTGAAGTTTTCAATATACCTATCGTATTGCTCCTGCTGTCCCTTAGCAGATAATTCAAGTAACTCATTAAGTATATCTTGTGATTCTTTCCACTTCCTTAATTCTTCTTGCCTTGCTTTTGCGCGTTCATCGCTATTATCTTTTACACTTGCCGTATTTTGTTTGTCAAGTAAGATATTTATACGCGTCTGTCTTTGGGCGTTTACTATCTGCTTTTCAAGTTCAGCATTTTGAACGTCTGCAATAAGTTGTTCTAACTTGTTTTGTTCAGTAGCGTTTAACGTCTTACCTTTTAAACGTAAATTTTCAGCGTTTAATAGTTCTTGGTTTTTCTGAATTATTAAATCAGCGTTCTTTATTTCAGTATCAGCTATTTGATTTGCAATAGCTATTCTTTCTTTTTCTGTCTTTGTTCTATCCTTTAATGATTTAGTTAAAGCATCAATAGATACTTGATTCTTTTGTATAGCCCTGTCAATCCTACCTGCCGAAAGTTCAAACGCGTCTAAAGCCTTTGCCGCCTCGTAACCTTCTTTGGCTGCTTTTGCCATATTCTTACCTAAGTTGAATATGAAATCTATCGGGTGCGCTAATGCCTGTGTAAGATTATCTAAAGATGATACAGTATTAACAACAGTATCTATAATTGAACCAACTGCTTTATTAACGGCTGCAAATGCGAATGATACTTGGTCGGCTACTTCCGCATTATTCTTAAATATGTCCACCAATCCCTGCAAAAGCAATATAACCGCTCCGATAGGGTTTGCATCCATTGCTGCATTAACTCCTAATTGCGCTGTCTTAAAGCCTCCTAATGCAGGAATAGTTGAAGTGATAGCAGATAACGCACCTTTGAAACCTTCCGCATAATTACCAACGTTTCTACGCGTGTCACCTATTGCACCCTCCTGTTGTTTCAGCGCGTCCGATACGCTTTTAATCTGCTTTGTAAATGCTTCGCTCGGATTCTTTGTGTTGATGTATTGCGCGGTCAACTGTTTTAGCAAATCTCTATTTTGCTGAATGGAATTATTAGATAAGTTAGTTAGATCAACTCCAGACTTTTGCCCAGCTACATAACCCTGTAAAGCCGCCTGTGTTGTTCGATATGCCTGTTGCTGATTCTTTAATTGAACTGTAACTTTCTCGTATGCTTCGGCTGCACCTGCAATACCTTTTTTACTATCTTCTAAATATGCCTTTTGGTCTGCCTTTAAAGCGTTGATTGAATTAGATAATAAAGCTAATGACTTTTCATAGCTTGTTACATCAACCTCAAAGATTATCGTTTCTTTCGTTTCCATTACAGATTAAGTTTTACAAGTTCAACCGAACATGATGTATTGGAGTTAGGGGAGTAACCTTCTATCTTGTTGATATAAAAATATGATTCGTATTGTTGTAAGTAAATAGGGATAGTGAAGTTCAACTGATTTATGTCAGCCGCGTTTAATCTAACTAACAAAGTCAATATCTTACTTTGCCCCATTACCGACCGAATAAGCGAATAGTAATTATCTAAAATGTTATTTCCAAATCCTAAATTAAAATCAGCGTCCTTAATAAAGTAAGGAACTGGCACATCAATATAAGTATCTATTGTGCTAACTCCGTCCTTTAAAATTAAAGGCAGAATAGGTTGGTTAATCATTTGCTTAAAGTCAACATTCAGAATACGTGGAACGCGGGTAGATTTGAATACTCCTGTTTCGTAAATTCCTACCTGTGCAATATCTTCTGCAACTAATCTTTGATTAACTACGGACGAAGCGAATAAGACTTCTACTAAATCAACTTCCGCCTCTAAGTTAGCGTTATCAATAGTCAATACACCATCCGTTCCAATAGGCTTAATCTCATCCCCATCGGGAGTGTATGTGAAGTTGTTTCTTTGTCCGTATTTGTCAGATATAAATTCAATCTCACCAACTTCCGAAAGGTCTATTTTATTAGTCCAGTCTAAAGCACTTCCAATATTAGAAAGAACCTTATCGAACTTTACAAACGTCACGGTATTATCCAAATCACTTACAACAGGAATAAGCCCAAACAATAACAGATAGTTTTTTACAAAGTCTGCCTGTGTAATCTTTGGCATTACCATACATAAATCAACAAAGTTGTTATAAGTAAGCATGTGTAACTCACCATAAGAAACGTCCTTTACAATTATCTTAGAGGTTGATTCTAAAATAACAGGTGAACTATCGCCAAAGAAACTACCAAAACTTCTAAGATTAACTACCACATAAAGCGCGTCTTGTGGCACTTGCACATTCAAAAAAGGTATTGACAGTTCAAAGTAGTTTGTTCCTGCCACAAAAGCATTTTGATAATCTACGCTATACCATGTCAAAACAGTATTGCCGTCAATATCTAAAAACTCAATATCTATAAATAACCAATTCGCTGAACTGTTGAAAGTTAAATCAAGTTGCAAGTCAAGTGTGTAATATATTCTATCAACTATTTTTAACGCTCTATCTCCTGTATTTGTTAGGTATGGCGGAGTGTAAAAGTTTCCAGTATTAAAATTAACGTAATCGAATTTAAAGACGTTTCTTAGTGCAAGTCCATCGGGAATTGTCATATCCGAAACTACACGCCACTCACCATCGTATTTTTCTTTTACGTATGGGTCATAAGGAACGTCACCAAAGTATAACGGCATAATAACATTTGCCGTATCATCTTCAATCTCATTTACCAACGTGTAATCACTATCGGCAAAAATCATATCCAAAACAGAATTAACGAAAACAGACGGCAGTAGATTTGTAACGTTGTATTCTCTGTTTCCGTTATTTATGTATGTGTTAGGGCTGTCAATCTGATAATCAATTATACCGTAAATATAACCGCTCGTATTGGTGAATGAATCGTAAATAGTTTGAATGTTCCAAACATGGTCGTATTCATTCGTATTCAAGTCCGTTAAGAATCTATCTTTAAGGCTGCTAAACAAATCAGTATTACCTCCGTAGAACTCACATTTAAACTTACTGCCTGCCTGTTTTAACGTGCAAAACCGAATAAGAATATCTATACCGTCAACTAATATTCGAGCCTTTATTTTCGTGTAAGGAAGTGAACCTGTATTGGTAATAATTTCCGAACTCTCAAATATTTGTTTGTTGTTGTTTGTTAGTGGCAAGTCCAAAGAGTAAGACCGCACACCCTGCCTATTCCCGATACTATTCACATCGAAAATAGCATAGTCAATACCTAAATCTAAATTCGACTTTGGCAAATCAACAAGCCTATCATTCACATAAATTTCTATCACTGTGTTTGAATGTTTATAGGAGTTGAATAAGTAAACCTGATAGACGCGTTGAATCTTTTATCACGGCTATTGTATTTCGTGTAACCGCCTTTAGCGATTGAAATAGGTAGGTATTTATATCCTGTTAAGTGCCATGCCTGTATAGAGTAGTTTAAACTGTCAAGCGCGTTTAATTCAGTCTTAGTAATGTTCTTAGTTGAAAATATCCGTCCGTCTTTAACTTTGCCCGATGTAGAATAACGGGAAGCATTATCGCTATCAACATATTCTTCGTCATCTCTTTGGTCTATATTAAACTCCCTTACTCCGTCAAAGTAGAAATTCTGTAAACCTCCGTCACGGTTAATCCAAACTATCTGTTCTGCGTTTGTGCAACAAACATCGGAAGCGGTTTCACATGAATCCAACACATTAACACGAATAACAATATCACTTACATATTCTCCCGAATCTGCTCCTATGTATATACTTAAATTAAATCCATCTAATGAAGCGGTAGAAGTATCTACCAATACACCAACTACATTTCCAGTTTCAGCGTCCTCGAGAACTTCCATATTAGCAGGAAGTTCACTATTTAAAACAGCATACCAGTTAACGTCATAAGGAGAAAAGTCAAAGTAATAAGTTTGAACCCCGCCAATGCAGTAATTAAGTGTGATTAAATCAGTTGTTAATATAGTAACCATTTCAAAATTTTCTGCTTTTAATTTTGAAGCGAGTAGGGAAAATAGACTGCTTACAAGGAATTGTTTTCTATTCAAATTTATACCTCTAAATAATAAACGGTTACTTCAATATCACTATCTCCCGCTGTTGGGTTTCCTGTTGAAACCGAAACATAGATAGCTTCATTTACTTTCATTTGTATATCACTTGTTCCCCCGTCAACTATTGCCAAATTCTTAAATGTATTACTAACAAAAGCAATACTTGTTCCTGCCTGTAAAGTTGATAGTGTTAACCCTTGAATTATTAGAGCGGTATTTGTGGCGTATGCTGCCGAATTGAAAGTAGCTTTTAAATAACCGCTTACAATCTTTGCCGACTTGCCTGTAATAGCAGGTATCAAAAGAACGGGAGTTGCATTTAATGTAAGAACGTCTGCCGTTGCTATTGTTACTGTTGCCTTTTTTAATACCGCGTCAACCTCTGCCGTATGTGTAACCTTCCACGAACTACCAACCCCCGCCTGTGTTCCACCCGCATTCGCTACCGTGCAAGTAACTAAGTCACCTACGTTAACATCAGCGCCACTTCCACCGCCTATCTTACCTGCAACCGTTACAATATACTGGTCACCACATAAAGCCTCAGGATAGTTAGGATTAGCCGAACAATCAACTGCGATAGTTTCCTTTTGTGAACAAGGAAGCCACATAGAAGCCGAATAATACTCCAATCGGTTTGAGGTAGTGTTATATATTATCTGACTTTCAACAGGTGTTAACGCGTCACGTTGCACCGTTGTATAATCTCTAATAACATCTTCATAAGACGCTACAATGTTTTGTAGTATCCCGTTTAAATCTAACGCATCAATATTACCACCTGCCACAATGATACTATCAATGTCGGTTGTTAATTGTCCTTTTGTTTTAATTGTTCCTGCTGCCATGTTTTTTATCCTCCTATTGTTGTTGCGAAATCTGTGTCAAAATCTGATGGGTTAAAGTCTGGTTCTGTTTGTTCTATGCTTAGTTTCAAATACGCGCCTGAACTATTCAAGTAAACTAAAAAAGTATCACACGTAAAAGTTATGGGCGGAGTAGTGTCGGCTAATGGCATTGAAGCGGTTACATACGCCTGTAAGTCTAATTGACTTAGCGCACTATTTAATACCATACGTTCACTACTCCCTGAATCCCACGTTAAGATATACCGATTAAATAAGCCTGTTAAATATGTTAGAACTCCGTAATCAAACTCCCGGGTATAAAGTGTCGGCACGAATAAAGACTTTAAGAAACCGCTAATCGAAAAGCGAAGCAATCCGTTAGCGTCAACTTCGGGTTTGAATGTAGCAACAGTAGCTAATGGCAAATCATCATAAAAAGCATCTCCGCTATTATAACCAGCCTGTAATGTAAACACGTGCGAGGTAATCAGTTTCACATTCGTTTCTCCGCTACTTGTTTGATTATCTATAAAGTCTGTTTCGGTTACTATGAACGGAACACCCAACAAAACAACGTAGGAAGCAACTCTATGCAAACCTTTATACAAACCGCCACTAATAAATATATAATCACCCTCAACAGGAATATCAGTAAAAGTGTAATTAGTAACAAACATTTTACCATTTGTATATTCTCCAGCACTAAACATATTAGACGTTTCGTAATCGAACTCATATACAACAGGCGAATGCGCTGCACTCCAATAGAATGGTTGCTTTTTAAGTGTTATCATCTGCTTATACCTGTTATTGTTGACTTCATTTCTCTTACTACTATTCCAGTAAACAAAAGTATTAAATCGCTTTTAATTTCTCCTAACAATTTATCGGTTAGTATTCCGCTAACTAAATCGCTACCGCCTTGCTGCGCTATTGTAGTTCCCTCACGTGCTATTTTGCGCTGAATTAAGAACGCTAAACTCTTTGTTGATATATCAGATATTATACCTTTGTCAACTATCCATTGTTCGATTACCTTTCGCGGAGGTGCTTTACCCGCTTTGCGTCCTTTCTCTAAGTAGTAAATGTAATCAAGTCCTTTGACTTGCAACTTGCCATCCTGAACAATAAAGTTAATTGAGTTGGCTAACTTGCCCGAAGCATTAACGCTCCCGAATTTAGTTACAGGTTTACTCTTAATATCCTCTACTAACTGTTTAGATATTTGTAAACCATACTTAGATAATATTTTATCTACCGCGTCCATTTATTTTCAGGACATTTTTCGTCCACACTACGTAACTTAGTTGATAACGGACACTCGCACCAGTCACATTTCAATCCTTTAATTTCTTCTATCTCATCCTCAAACATTTGCGGTATCATTCCCCAAACTGCTTTAGGACACTTAGCACATTCAACCGCCCGCGCCTTTGCCAAAGATTCAACCGCCTTATCTTCAAAAATGTAATTCTTAAAACCGTTTAAAATGTTGTGTAGTTTATCAAGCATGGTTTATTTTGTTAAAGTGTTCATTCCTTTCGTTTACTAATTTGTTTAATCTCTTTTCGTATTCGCTCCGTTCAAAATCATAAAGCACTTCGTCCATTACTTCAATCGCTTTCATGTTCAACACTTCATCATTCTTCAATCCCCTTTCACGCGCTATCTTTAACACCGTTCCAAAGAATCCAAAGCCCTCTAAATCTTCAACACCCGCCTCTATTTCTTCATCGCTATACTTATGGTCTGACAGCCTCGAATACCTCGCGTTAAATTCGTTCAGCGAAGATAAGTAAAACATTGCAATACTAAAGACTTTTATTAGTGGCATATCTTCTATCTTCATTCCATTGTAAACATTCACAACATCGTGCAAAACATCTAACACCTCTTTGCCTTTTACAATCTGCCTTACCTGTTCATAACGTCCGTAACTGTGAAAGTGTATCTGTTGACCTGACTTATACTCATCACATAGCAACAAAAGTAAATCATCATCTTCATTAAACTTTACCGCCTCAAGTAGTGAACTCAAATAAGCAACAGTAAGCGAATTAAGAACGTCAACAGGTATATTAGTATAAACCGCCAACCTTTCTACGACAGGCAAAGAACGCGCCTTTAGAATCGGCACAAACTCCATCCATGTATATTCAGCGAATGAAGTTTTAAAAGCGTAACTGTTATCCCCTATTTTAATTATCATCTGCTTGGTGCGGAGGTTACTGAACGATGCCTTTTAATAATCGGGTTGAACTGCTTAATTCTATTTACCAAAGCTAAAGCATTTACACAATCATCAGTAAATCCTTCTGGCGCATTATACTTTACACCTGTAATTGAATATTGAAACTCAAACGCCTCTAACTCATCTTTTAATATGCCGTCAATAATTCCTATTTCGCCACGCTGAATTGAAACCGCCAAACCCTCCATCAACTGTTGCTTAGACTGTGAGGTATATTTAATCATTTCCGCACTATGGCACTCTTTTGAAACCCTTTCAAATATCGGGTCACCTACTCCAGTTCCATCTATCAAAGCCTTTCTATTACCTATCACCTTAATAACTTCGTTTGTTGTTTGCTCCCAGTCTTTCTGAAACCTATCGAAGTAAGATACATTACCCGCTCCATCAAGCCCGATTATACAAGTCCAGTCTTTAGACTTTGCTAAATCTATTCCAAAGTATTCAGCGCGGTTTGTGCTAATCTGTTTAACGCACTTGTTTATGTAATCGTAACCGAAAGGATTACTGCCGTCCTCCTGCGGTTCTGCTAAATACAATTCATTAAACACCTTTTCTGGTAAATCTCTTTTAGCCTGTTCTATTTCCTCATAAGTAATTATACCCGCCTCCGCAGCGTCATAAGCAGTTATTCTGTAATACGCGTAATTAGGTTCACCCGCTCTTGCCTTTGCACCTAACTTATATCCCCAATTCTTTTTACCCTTTGCGTTACCTATTAGCTTTAATTTGCCACGCGTCTTTGTTAGTGTTGAACGTAATGCAAAGAACGCTAATTCACGCGCCCGTGTGAACTCATCAAACACACACGCATAAACATCTTCACCAAATAGATTATCAGGCTTCTCAGCACTCTTAAAATGTATTACTGCCCCATTAGGACAGGTAATAGTCAACCTTGATATATTGATAGTAAAAATGTTATACTGACTTACTACGCGCCTTAATCTTGCAAAGGCTATTTCTGCCTGATTGTAAACAGGTGCAACCCACCAATAGTTAGCCCCTTGTTTCTCCGATGTTACAGCCTGTTAAAATAGCCACCACAAATGCGAAAACGTTTTACCGCATTTAGTAGCTGCCTCTACAATCGTAAACCGCGAATCATTATAAAGAAACTTCTTTTGGTATTCAGTAAGTTTAGGACGTTCTATTTCTATTAGCACTATTCAGCGTCTTTGAAGTGAACCGTAATTGTAGAATTTATTTCACCACTAAA